GTGGCCGCCGGGCCGACCGATGTGATCACGTTGTAGTCCAGCCCTGTCGCGGCCCGGGCCACCTGGACGACCTCGGCGGCGGCGCGCATCGTTGCCGCGCTCACCTCCGGCTCCGCCGCCACGTCGGACACGTGCCGGCGCGGCAGCACCAGCAGGTGCCCCGGCGTGACCGGCCGGCGCGGGCTGAACGCCACCGCATCTGACCACTCCTGCTCGACCTCACCAGCGGCAACCCTCGCGCAGAACACGCACGCTGTGCTCACGTCGCACCGCCCGGCAGCTCCCGGCAACCACCCGGCAGCCGACATCCGATCGGACGATGTACGTCCCGGTGTCCAACCTCGACGTTCCATCCGTCACTGCGCAGCATCGCTGCCATGTGCTCGATCAGCGCCACCGACTGGTGCCGTCCATCGGCGCAGCCAACTGCCGCTGTGGTCAGCCGGTCGGGCTGCCCTCGGCGGGGCTGGGAGTTCAGCCGCGCCATCAGGCTCACCACGTCCGCCAGCTCGCTGACCAGGTCGGTCGCGCCGGGGGTTGCCAACACCCGGTGGGCGACCCGGACGTCCCGGCCGGTCAGTTGCCGCATCGCCGGGTCCAGGTGCGGGTCGTACAGCGTCTCCCGTACGTCCACGACCAGTTCCGCGTCCGTCGGCGGCGGGGCGTGCAGGTAGCCGAAGCTGATCAGCACGATCTGGATGATGCCGCTCACCGGGCACCTGCCTGCGGGTCGACCACGACCAGCGCCGACCCGAGCGGTGCCATGCCCCAGCGGGCGGTCAGCGCCTCGTCGGCGTGCGCGGCCAGCCCGGCCGCGCGGTGGGTGAAGTCGGCGGCGAGCGCGGCGAACAGGTCCACGATCCGCAGCGCCAGCGTCAACACCGCGACCAGGACGAGCGCGAAGGCGGCCAGCCATGACGGCGCCTGCCCCAGGTCCCGGCTCACGACGCGCCGCCTGTCGATTCGTTACGCTCCTGCATCGGGTCCTGCCCTTCCTTGGAGGGTTTGGATCAAGGCCTCGGCCCGGCGTCGTCAGCGCCGGCCGGGGCCGCTTTCGTGTAGCTACACACTAGCGTCGGTGTAGCTACACAACAAGACGCCATGTAGCTACACGATGAGGTAGGCTGCGTGGCATGGCACAAGCCGGCGACCACAGACCCCGCCACACCCCGACCGTTCCCATCCGCGTCGACCCCGACCTGTGGGACCAGTTCGGCGCCGCCGTCGGGAACCGCAACCGCTCCGAAGTGCTGCGCCAGTTCATGCGCTGGACGGTCCGCCAGCCCGGCGCCAAACTGCCCGCCCGACCACCGGCTCACGACCCGTCCCCGTCCTCGGCCAGCCACCGGGCCACGTCGTAGCCGGGGGAGGCGTCCAACTGCTGCCGGGCTCGGGCGTAGCCCATCGTCGTGTCCAAGCTCGCGTGCCCGGCCCAGCCCTGTACCCGGTCCACCGGCGCCCCCGCGTCCAGCGCCAGGGTGATCGCCGTGTGCCGCATCAGGTGCGGGTACAGGTCCACCCCGGCCCGCGCCCCGATCCGCTGCACCGCCTTGTACGCCCCCGACCGGTCCCACGCCCGGCCCGTCGCGGTGACGAACACCGGCCCCGCCGTGCGGCCTGCCAGGTACGTCTCGACCGGCACCCACGCCGGCGCCGGGACGGGCACGGTCCGCGTCTTGTCGCCCTTGCCGTGCACGTCCACGACCCGGTGCCCCCGCTGCTGCCCGAACCGCTCCAACTCCAGCCCGACCGCCTCGGACACCCGCAGCCCGCAGAACACGAGGACCGCCATCAGGGCGTACCCGCGCGGCGAGTACCGCTCCGCCTCGGCCAGCACCGCCCGGGCCTGCCCGCGGTCGATCCCCAGGTGCACCGGCCCGGCGTTGCGCTTCGGCCGCCGCTTCGGGATGGGCCGGCAGTCGGTCAGGCCCTCCTCCCTCGCCCACTCGTAGTAGGAGGCGACCGCCACGACCTTCCGGGACACGGTCGAGGACGCCCGGCCCAGGTCGTCCCGCAGGTGACCCACCCACGCGTTCACGTCCCCCGGCCGCGCCGAATGCAGTTCCCGGCCGTCGAGCCACGCGGTCCACTGCTCGAAGTCCCGCCGGTACGCCTCCTGCGTGTTCAGGCTGAACTGGCCCAGCCACCTGGACCACCAGTCGTCGTCCGGCGCCGGGTTGGCCTGAACCAGCCGCAGGACCGCGGCCGTCATCCTGGGCACCGCCCATCCGGATGTGGCGAGCCCGCCCAGTCCAGCACCGCCGTGGCACCGCAGTCACAGCAGCGCGTGAACCACTGCCCCGGGCGCAGCCGGGCGGGATGGGCCGGAGCCTTGACCATGACGGCCTCGGCGCACCACGCCAACCAGGCCGCGTACTCCTCCGGTGTCATGCCCATCGTGTTCATCGCTTGCCGCCGAACAGCTTGGCGCCCCACCGGAGCCGGTCACCCCGGCCCTCACACCGAGTGCACCGGCGGAACGTCTTCCCCGACGGGGCGTAGAGCTTCCCCGAGCCGTCGCAGCGGCGGCACGTCGCCAGCGGCCAGAACCGGCACAGGGCCGCGTACCCGCCGCCGACAGCGGCCAGGGCCAGCGCGCCGTCGCCGGTCACCGGGCGCCCTCCACCAGCCGCATGACCGGCTCGTCCCGCATCTCCCCGAGCGCCCGCTTCGCGGTGCTGACGCTCACGTCCGCCGCGTCCGCGAGCTCGCTCTGCGTCGGCCGCTTCCCGTGCTTGGCCCGCCACTCGGCGGCGACCCGGGCCGCCTTCTCCAGCTGCGTCTCACCGGCCGGCAGCGCCGCCGGCTCCGGCCGCCGAACCGTCGCCGGCCGGTCCTGCTGCGCCTTGGACAGCCGGACCGTGAGCCGCTGAACCTCGTCCCGCAGCCGACCAACCTCGGCCTCGCGGTCCACCTGCGCCCGGGTCAACCGCTGGTCCAGGTCCTGGGTCAAGGACTGGTTCACGGACTCCGCCTCAGCCAGCCGCTGACCCAGGTCATGAACCTGCCCCGTGAGCCGCTGAACCTCCTCCGCATGAGCCACCTCGATGGACCGCTCGTGGTCCATCGCCTCGGCCCGGTGAGCCAGGTCCGACACGGTCAACTTGGCCACCCACAGGAACGCCAGCACCGGCCACGCCGCGTAGATCCGACCCCACGCCGTGTGCTCCGCCTTCGCCAACTGCGACGCCATCGACAGCCCGAATCCGGCCACCAGCAACGCCGCCGGAAACCACACCGAACGCCGTTCGGCCACCCGCCGTCGCACCTTCAACCCGGCGTACACCACACACAACTCAACCGTCACCGCAGTCGCCCAAGCCAGCGGCGTCGACACCTGATGCGACTGCGCATTCTCGATGAGATGGGTGAAACCGGACGTCATGCCGGCGGCGGCCAGAGCCAGCCCGGCCACCCACTCCACCGTCGTCTCGACCCAGTGCACCGGCGTGACCGCCGGCTCCGCGTCGCCCGACATGGCTGTCCCTTCTAGAGTCCCAAGGCTCTAGTCCTAGAGTTGGATCTAGAGCCGAACATGCCCTCTGACCTGCGCACTAGTCCCCTAGACCACCTCCAGCGAGAGACGCCGCTGACGCCTGGAAGCGGGAGTTCGGGGCCGGCGGCCGGCTAGGTCTGGGGCCGCCGGTCAGTCCGCGGAGTCGAGGAGATCCTGGCGGCGGAACCCGGCGCGGTTGCCCATGCCGCCCTCCGACTTCTCCGCCCACGTGTTCCGCTGCGACCGCACCCCGTACGCCTTCAACGCCAGCGCCAACTGCGCCGGGCCCCAGCCGCCGTACCGCTCCGGCCACTGCAGCGCCAGCCGTGCGCAGATCACGTCCGAGTGGGCCTGCTCCTCGTGCAGCACACCCAGCACGTCCTCGACCACGTACCACTCCGGGCCGTCGCCCTGCCGCTCCCCGACCGCGTAGCCGGACAGCGTCCCGGCCGCTTCCCGCAGCGCGTGGGCCCGGTCCACGATCCGCTCCGCCGCTGGTCCATCGATGTACGCGGACCGGCCGATCAGTGGCTCATCGGTGGCCCCGGCGAGCCACCCGATGCCCTTGTCCCGCTGGGTCAGCATCGTCGCCTTGAACCCGTTGCGGTGAGCCCCGGTACCCAGGACCATGTCGTTCTCGACGTGGCCCATGACCCGCAGGCAGAACCGGATCGCCACGTTCGCGGAGATCCCCGTCGGCAGCGAATCCTTGTCCGGGCGCTGGGTCGCCAACAGCAGGATGATGGCCAGCGCCCGACCCCGCTTGATGATCGCCGTGCACAGCTGCTCGGCCTCCTTCCCGAAGTCCGGGTGGGAGAACAACTCCTGGCATTCGTCGATCGCGACGACCAGCGGCCACAGCCCCAGTCGGCGCTGGTCGGCCAGCTGCGGGGTGACCTTGTTCTCCGGGCACACGTTCCGCGGCAGCCCGGCGATGACCTTGGCCCGGATCTCCAGCAGCGCGTACACCTCCCGCAGCGAGTCCATGCAGCGGCGCAGGGTGTCGTCGTCCGGGCCGGAGCCGTAGTGGTGCGCGACCTTCTCGAACACCGACAGGTCACCGGTGCCCTTCAACTCGAACAGCCGCAGCTCCGACCGGGGGTCGAGGGCGGCGATGAGCAGCAGCACGCGCAGCGCGAACGTCTTCCCCGCGCCCGGGATCGACCCGATCAGCACATTGGCGTACATCAGCAGGAGCTTCACCCACCGGCCGCGCTGGTCGACGAGGAACGGGGCCGGCTCGAACAGGTCCGCCTTCCCGGCCCGGGCCAGCGGCCACGCCGGCGGCCGGGCCTCGTTCATCGGCACGTCCCCGACCCACAGGATCAGCCGGCCGGCGTGCTGGGCGTGGTCGGGCTCCGGCCACACGCAGCCCACGTTGCGGCGCAGGCCGGAGGCGAGTTCGGCGCGCTTGGCCATCACGTCGGCCGCAGTCACCCCGCCCGGCAGGTCCACGTCGGCGCGCCAGCCGGGCCCGTCGCGGGTGATCGGGGAGGGGAACGCCACCTCCTCCTTGGTGCCGATGCCGATGGCCTTCAGCGCGCGGGTGACCGACTCGGCGGTCAGCTTCGGGGCCTTGGTCACGTTCACGGCCTGTCCGATCAACGGCTTGTCCTTCCTCCGGCCGACCACGCCCAGGGCGGCGACCACTGACACGAGCAGTAGGGTCCGCGACCAGTGCGGACCGACCAGGCCGAGCGCGAACCAGCCCCCGGCGAGCAGCAGGGTCAGGAACCCGACCGCGATCAGCCGTGCCTTGGTGCGGCCCTGCTGCAGTTCGGCAAGCCGGACCAGCGACTTCGGGTCCGCGGTGCCGATCGCCCGCCGCTGCTCGGCGGTCTCCACGTCCGCGACCCACCGCGTAGTGCCGGCGACGGTCCGGCCCAGCCCGCGGGGGGACGCGGCGAGCAGCCGCAGCGCGTACACGGGGCTGCGGAGGGCGTGGTACCGGGCGGAGTGCCACAGGTTGCCGAGCGCCCAGGTGGCGGCGGCCCGGCGGGTGTCCGGCTCCCGGACCCACGCCGGGACCACCGCGGCCCGCTGGACCTGCCGCTCCCACACCGGCCCGGTGGGAGCGGCGGCGGGCGGGTCGACGGGGATCGGCGCCAGCCCGTCCGGGTCCAGCACGTCACCGGACAGGACCGGCCCGACCACGTCGGCGGGCTGCACCTCCGGCTCGTCGGCGGGCCGGCGCTGGGGGAACGGGATGACGCCTTCAGTCATGGCTGCTACTCGCCTTCCTTCGGGGGCCGGGCCTCGTCGGGCAGACCGCGCGGGCCGAACACGACCGCCCTCACCACTCCCGGGTCGTCGCCGTCGTCCGGGTCCCAGGTGAAGGGGTCGCCGTGGTAGGGGCTCTCGGGCCAGTAGCCCATGACGTTGACCCACTCCAGCGGCGAGCACACGCCCGGGTCGGGGCCGTCGAGGGACATGACCACGGGCAGGTCCGGCGGCAGAGCGGAGAGGTGACGGATCAGGCCGGCGACGGTGACGACCTCGTCGCCGTCCCGGAGCATGTCGATCGCGCTGGTGACGTCGGTCTCGGTCACGACTCGCCTCCGGTGTTGTCGGGCCGGACCCGCCCGGCCAGGATGATCACGCCGTACAGGGCCGCCGTCACAAGGGCCAGGACCGCCAAGCGGCCCGCCGTGTTCAGGTGCCGCAGGTACAGCTCGCGGCCGAAGTTCATGCCGCCGATCCAGACCAGCCCCAGCAGGGCCGGGCCGATCCGCGGCCACACGTAGCGCGTCGACGTCGCCTGCTGCTGGCAGGCCGGGCATGTTGGGCCGAGCGGCTCATCGACGACCAGCGACTCGCCGCACAGCCCGGTCAGGCCGTCGTCGGTGATGTGCTGCTCCTGCGCGGCCATCAGTCGGAGCCCAGCGTGGCGACCCAGGTGAACAGCCGGTTCAGCAGGGTCATGGCGGTGTTCATGGCGTTCGTGACCAGCGCCTGCGCCTGGTCGGGATGGGTCTTCGCCCAGCCGATCAGCGCGATCAGCGCCATCAGGCCGAGCACGATCTTCGCGGCGTCGACCAGTGCGCCGATGACCGACGCTCCCACTTTCGCGAGCATGACGTTCCTTCCTCGTGCCCTGGGCCGGTCCCTGGCGCACGGCGCCGCCTCCCGGACCGGCCGAGAGACAGCGCCCTACTCAGGGCACACCAAATAGACCCTGTGTGGGCCTCTGACCTGCGGCTTTGGGATCTCCTGGGTCCCTTGGTGCCGTCCGTTGACTGTGTCACGTCATGGCCATACTGTCTAGCCAGTGGGTCCAATAACTTCGAGTCGAGGCGAGGCGGATAGGCACGCCGGACCGGATTGGCTAGACATTGCCCCGCCAGTACCGCAAAGATCAGCAGGTGGCGAAGCCGCTCTACCAACACATCGCCGATGACCTGCGCGCCCAGATCGACGCCGGCACCCTCGGCCCCGGCGCCCAACTACCCACCCAAGAGGCACTCGTCGCCGAATGGCGAACCCGGCTGCCCGAGGCGAAGGTCTCCCGCGGCACCGTCCGGCGCGCCCTCGAAGACCTCGTCGCCGAAGGCCTCGTCGTCTCCCGCCGGCCCCTCGGCGTGTTCGTCCGCAACCGGCGACGAATCGTCGTACGGCCGCAGGAGGAGTTCGGCCGGCACTTCGCCGACCTCACCGACTTCTTCGTCGGACAGGTCACCGCGCAGGCCGGCCAGCCCACCCAGGAGATCGACGTACGGCTGGTCCGGCCGCCCGCGCCCGTCGCCGAGCGACTGCGCACCGGCAACGACGTGGTCGTCGTACGGATGCGGCTCCGGCGGGTCGACGGGGAGGTGTACGACCTGAACGACTCGTACTACCCGATCGACGTGGTGCAGGGCTCCGAGGCGATGAGCCCGGACGACGTGGCCCGCGGCGTCAACAAGATGCTCGACGAGCTGGGCTACCCGCAGGCGCTGGTGGTGGACGAGTACGTCGCGCGGATGCCTACGGCGGCCGAGTCTCAGCGGCTCGACCTGCCGCCCGGCACGCCCGTGCTGGAGCAGATCGTCACCGGCTACCTGGGGGAGCGCCCGGACAGCCGGCCGGTGCGGTGCGTCGTCACGGTCTACCCGGGCGACAGGTACCGGCTGATCTATGAGCGGCGCCGGCAGGTCCAGGAGTGACCCATCTGATCCGCCGTGCCCGCCCGGATGAGGCGGGCGCGGTCGCTGACATGTGGGCCGAGGCTGGCCGCTGGCTGGCGTCGATCGGCTCCGACCAGTGGCAGTACCCGGCCCGGGCCGAGCGGATCGCCGCGTCGATCGCGGCCGGCGAGTGCTGGCTGGTTGACCTGGACGGCGTGCCGGTCGCCACGATCACGCTGGACTCTTGCGCCGACCCGGACTTCTGGACACCGGAGGATGAGCCCGGCAGCGCGCTGTACGTGCACCGGATGGTCGTCCGCCGCACGGCTGCCGGCGGCCAGCTGGGGTCGGCACTGCTGGACTGGGCCAGCGCCCGGGCGGAGGCCGCCGGGCGGTCGTGGCTGCGGCTGGACGCCTGGCGAACCAACCAGCGGCTGCGGGCCTACTACGAGGGGGAGGGGTTCGCCCTGGTGCGGGTGGTGGACGTGCCGCACCGCCGGTCGGGTGCCCTGTACCAGCGACCCGCCGCCGTGCGCCTGCGCCGGGGCCCGGCGTTGTCGGGTTAGCCTGGACTCCTCCGGCGCTCGACCCGCCGAACGAAGCCGCCCCCAACGCTAACGGGGGCGGCTTCGTGCTGCTCAGCCTTCCCACCGCACGATGAGCGACTGCACCGCCTCCAGGGCCGTGCACACCGGGCAGGGATCGGACGGGCAGCCGGCGGGGACCGCCACGGCCAGCTGGTCGAGGAGTGGCCGCAGGTCGGCCGCGCAGTCCGCCCGGGCCTGCCCCGCTGCCTCCGCGACCAGCGATTCCACGGCGTCGGTCACCGCCATCGCCCGGACGTGCCCGGGCTCGTCGGCGGTCTCGTCGAGCGTGCGGGTGACGGCGGCGTGGAGGGTGCCGCGCTGGTCAGCGGCCAGCTGGCCCGCCAGCTGCTCCTGCCCGGCCCGGCGGGCGGTGTCGACGAGGGCCCGGCAGTCCCGGTCGAGTTCGGCGACGACGCGGCGCATGGCCTCCAGCGTGGTCATGCCGTCGTGGCAGGCCGCGTGCCAGGCGTCCACCGCGGCGGATACGGCCGGCTCGCCGAGGAGCGGGGTGAGGCGGGCGCGGACGTCGTCGGGTCGGTCCTCCCGCAGTGGCTCGGCCCGGCGCTGGTCGGCGCCGGCGAGCATCTCCCGCCGGGTGGTCACCGCTGGCCGGCTCGGTACTGGGCGGCCAGCGCGTGAAGGCTGGTCGTGGGGACGGCGTGGACTACCTGCTTGGTCGCTTCGTCCCAGAGCGGGACGGCGGTGCCGGCCACGTTGTCCAGCGCGTCGGCGACCCAGCGGGCGCGCTGCCGTGGGGCGAGCACGTACAGGCCGCTGACCTGCATGGTGCCGTCCGCGGTGAGCGTGTCCAGACAGTCCAGGTCCTCATCGGTGACCAACGGCGGGGTGGTCTCAGTCATCGTCGTCCTCTCCGTATCCCTGCCAGATGCTGACCAGCCCGCCGAGGGTGTGCACGGCGTCCCGGACGGGCTGCGGGATCGACGGCATCGGGGCGGCGGTCAACGCCCGGTCGGCGTCCGCCCATACCTGCTCGGCGCGGAGCCATTCGGCGTCGGTGGGATGGACGCCGGTGGCGTACCGGCGGGTGTCAGCCTCGTGCGCGGTCTCAGCCACCGGTCTCCTCCTGGCAGCCGGCCCACATCTCGAAGATCGGGTGTTCGCAGTCGCCGGGACACATCACGTCATCGCCGTCGGTGACCACCTCGCCGCAGCAAACGCAAGCGCCGGGCAACGGCATCAGGTCCGGCACGGCACCGGTGGACGTCACGACTCGGCCCCCACGGGCGACGCCGCGATCTCCGCCAGCAGCGCGTCCAGGCCGGCGTCAGCTGCCGCGATCGCCGCGTCCACGGTCGGGAATGCGCCGAACCGGCGGTCCCACTCCGGGTGCAGCCGAGAACTGTTCCCCCAGCAGAACGCCAACCACTGCCCGCCGTTGCCGCAGTCCCAGCAGATCCCGGCCCACGGCCCCTGCTCGAAGCCCATGATCCGGGGCACGCTGTCGCGCTGCGCGGTGCCCTGCGACCCGTGGATCCGCTGACCCCAGTTCGGGTGCCGGTCCAGAACGGCGGCCAGTTCGGCGTCCGCGCGGCCGGCTGGGGAGTCGTCCGCCCAGATCACCCTGCCGTCGCGGATCTCGTACTCGCTCACTGCCATCTCCTCGTCTGCGCCCGCAGGCGCGTCAACTCGTGGTTCTGCCGGCGGTGCTGTCCCCGGAGCCGCCACCGGACGTACAGGGCACGCAGAGCGGTCACGTCGCTCACTCGGTCCGCACCTTCCATGCGGCCGGGTAGGCGTCCGGACGCGGATCGGCGTCGGCGGCGTCCACGTCGCGGCGGGTCCGCTCGATCACCTGCTCCTCGGTCAGGCCCTCGTAACCGAAGGTCTGCTCGCCGTTGATGTACCCGTCGACCTTCCGCATGCCGTGCCGGTCCCGGCGGCGTGTGCGAGCCACGATCTCCCGGCCTTTGTACGTCTCGCGGATCACTGTCCCGCTCCCGTCAGGTACGCCCGGGCAGCGGCAGGAGCCTCGTCTGCGACCCAGGCGAACAGTGTCTCCGCGCTGCAGGTCAGGTTCCGCACCGCCTCCCATCGGGACAACGGGCTGTACTGTCCGGCAGCGAGCGCCATCGCCCGCTGGACGATCTGACCCGCGAGTTCCGCGACCACCGCATCCCGGCGGGTCGCGTCGGCCTGTGAGAGCGACGATCGCGGGCGCCGGATCACGCAGTCCTGCGCGCATGGCAGGGCGCCGGCCGGGTCCTGCCCGGCATCCGGCACCACCGGGGCGGTCACGGCGCGACCTCCTCGCCGTTGAGCACGGCCTTCACGGCGTCGGCCGGCAGATACCAGGTGCCGTCGTCGAGACGCACGAGCTTGACCGTGTCGACCCGGCGCAGCATCTCGGCCAGCCGGTCCCGTTCGGCGCGGACCTCCGCCAGTTGCCGGGTGAGCACGCCGACCTGCAGCAGGGCTTCCTCGACCAGCTTCATGACACACCGCCGTCGAGCGCGCGCCGGAGCGCGCCGGGGAAGGCGATGTCGTAGTTGGCCTCCATGTGGTCGGTCAGGTCGCGGACCCGCTGCACCTGTGCGGCGAGCCGGTTCCGCTCGGCGAGCAGGTACCGGTTGCTCTCGACCGACTGGTCCCGTTCGGCCGCGACCTCTTCGAGCTGCCTGGCCACCTCGTCGCGTTCCATGCCGGCCCGCAGCGCCTTGCCACGCTCGGTCTCGTACTGCTCCCGCAGGTCGTCCCAGGCCTGCCCGTCGTACCCGTCCGGGCCGCTGGACTGCCGTTCCATGACGTACACGATGTTGCCGCCGAAGGGGGCGAAGGAGTGCAGCTGCCAGCCCTGCGCGGCGAGGGCCTGCACGCCGGCGATGTCCGTCCGCTGGGCGTACTCGACGGTGCCGACGGCCGGCTGCGTGCTGGTCGTCACGGGGTCGCCGCCGGCTGGGGTACCGGGTCGACGTGGAAGTCCCGGCCGGTGGCGAGGGCGTGGGTCAGCATGACGTGCGCGCAGGCGGCGCACAGGAGGGTGCCGCCCGGCATGACGACGACCGCCGGGGCAGGGTTGGGGTAGTGCGGGCCGGTGGTGATCTCGCACATCAGGGCGGGCTGCATGGTGGTCTCTGTGGTGCGCGACTCCCCGTCGGCCCGTGGGTCGACGGGGCGGCCGGCGCGGGCTTCGACCCAGACGCGGGCTTCGATGAGGGTGCAGTCGGTGGCGTCGCGGATGATCTTGATGGCCTTGATCGGGCGGCCATCGGCAATGAGCGCGTCGGCGGCGTCCGTTATCTCCTCCGGGACAATCAGCTCGGTGGTCCCCGTGGTGGTGTTCATGGGGTCACCGCTCCGGCGTTTTGCACCGCGTCCAGTTCGCGCTGGGTGGCGATGGCGTCCAGGGCGGCCTGCAGCCGCGCCTCGGCGGCCGTCTGGCCGCGCTGCATGACGTAGACGATCCCGTTGACGCCGCAGGACGTCACGGAGTGCAGGGTCCAGCCCTCGGCGACAAGGTCCGTCACGGCGTCCATGTGGGACCGCTGGGTGTATTCGAGGTCGGTGGTTGGTTGCTCCGTGATAGTGGTCATGTCCCCGTCTCCTGTCTGGGTACTGGCCGCAGCAGCGGCCGGTCGATAGCGGCCACCGTCGGAGCGGCAGCGGAAGGATTGATCCAGGTGTAGATCGCGGTCGACTCGATCGACTCGTGACCGAGCAGTTCCTGCACCTGCCGCAGGTTCAACCCGGCGGCGAGCGCCTGGGTGGCGAACCGGTGCCGGAGCTTGTGGATCGTCTCGGCGATGCCGAGCCGGTGCAGGTAGTCGTTGGACAGGTCGCTGACCCGCTTGGCGCTGACCGGCCGGCCGTTGGACTGGATGAACAGCCGGCCCCGGTCGGGCATGCCGAGCTCGGTCAGGGACCGCAGTGGGCGGGGGGCGAGCGGGACCGCGCGCATCCGGCCGCCTTTGCCGTGCAGGATCAGTGCGGGCGGGTCGGCCATGTCGAGGACGTCGGCGCGTTCGAGGCGGGCGATCTCCCCGGCGCGCAGGCCGGCGAACGCGGCCAGTTCGAGCCAGACGCGGATCAGCGGCGGCGCGTCGGCGAGCGCCCGTTGTAGGTCCCGCTCGGTGATCGGCCGGGGCAGGTGCCGGGGGACCTTGGGCATGACGAGGACGGCGGCCGGGTCATCATCGAGCAGGTGCGCCTCGCCGACGGCCCAGGCGTAGTACATGCGGACGTGCATCTTGTAGGTGGCCTGCGACTGGATGGACAGGACGCCGATGGTGGTCTGCCAGGCGTCGAGGTCGGCGGCGGCGAGGTCGAGCAGTGGGCGGCCGGCATGGTTGATCAGCAGCCGCAGCACCTTCTGCCGGTGCTGGACGGTCGCTTCGGACAGCCCCCGTAGCCGCATCCAGCGGACATGGGCGGCGACATCGGCGCCCATGAACGGGAGGATCGCACCGCTGCTACGCGGCGCCACCCGGACGAGTGACAGTTGTGAAGAACGCACGGGTGCGGGCAGCGGTCGGGTCATGCCGCCCACCGGGTCTGTGCCGGGATGGTGTCCGTGACGGACGTGGGGGACATTCCGGAGGACGTGCCGGCCGTCACGGAGTAGTCCAAAGTATTCCCGAGTGCCTGTCCGTCCGCGCGCCGGACTAACGCGGTGGGACCTGCGTGGAACACGTCGACCGGCACCTCGAACAGGTCAGCTAGCGCCTGAACCTCCCAGGCGAAGAAGCGCGACCCGCCGCTGAGGCGGGAGTACGTCACGCTCTTGGACCATCCGAGGAGTTGAGGTAGGTCTGCCTGCCTTTGGTCAGTGGCGGCCAAGAGCATCTTGACCACCGTCCGGATGTTCCTGTCGACATCTGGCCGCGCACCCCCGACGGCGCTCAGCGTCCTAGTCATGGACGCAACGTACCGCCCGTCAAACCGTTGGACAAGAGATCCGAGACGAATTCCGTCCACGGCCTTGACAGTCCTGGATCCAGGACTACCGTCCTGAACATGGACGAGCAGAGCGGCACGGCGCTCCAGCAGTTGGTTGACCTGCGGCTGGGTGGTCGATTGCAGGACCGCGTTGAGACCCTGCGCAGGGATGAGCAGGGCTGGCGCAAGGTTGCGGCCGCGATCTCAGACGAGGCCGGCCTGCGAGTCGGCTACGAGAGCTTGCGCAATTGGGCGCGGTCCGGCGACTGGGACGTCTGGGACGGCGCAGACGACGAGGGCGTTCAGCGCGTCGCGTCGTGACCAAGGACGGCCTACCAAGAGCGGCCCCCGGCGGCGCAGGCACGCCAGCCGAGGGCCTTGATCCCACGACCCGACAGGACCGGGAGCAGGACCCATGCAACAGCATGCCGCACAGCCAGCCATCGCAGTCGACATCAAGGCGTCCACAGCGGGCGCCCTCGTGATCAGGAGCCGCGTCACCACCGACCCGGACGGCGGCCCAGACCTCCTCGCCCTCGAACTCACCGTCTGGCCCGGCGAGACGGCAGACGTGACCGGGGTCATCGCTGAGGTCGACGCTCTCGTCGAGACCGACGACGACGCCCTGTCCTGCTCGTTCCTCGGCCTCGACCGGACCGGCCTCGACCGGCTGATCGCGCACCTGACCGAGCGCCGCAACCAGTGGCGGGCAGCGGCATGAGCAACCCGACCCGCAACTGCGACAGCCGCACGCTGAACCGGCGCCTCGCCTTCGGCGCCGCCGTCCGCGACGCACGCAAGCAGTTGGGCCTAAGCCAGGAACGCCTCGGCGAGATGGCCGGCAGCGACCGGCAGTCGATCAACCGCGTCGAGAACGGTGCCTACTCGCCGTCCCTCGACCGGCTCTGGCGGCTCGCCGCCGCCCTCGGCATGCCCCTGTCCGACCTGATCGCGGCCGGCGACCAACGACTGGGCTCGACCGTGCAGGTCGCGTCATGACCACGCCCACGCAGCTGGTGCCCCTCGCCGGCGCCCTCCAACTCGCGATCACCGACCTGCACCTCGGCCGCCATGGGTGGCGGCTGGTGTGGCAGACCCGGCCCACCGCCGCCCGTCGTGTCCACAACGGCTGGAGTGCATGGGTCGCCCGAGACGCCCACCAGGACTGGACGTGGTGGGTCGGCCCCGGCATGGCCACCACCCGCCTTCCCGATGACCCCAGGCGGCGGCGCGACCCGTGGGGCCGCTGCGCCACCCCGGCCGCCGCGCTGGCCGCCGCCGACACCGCGCTCATCGGCATCACCGGGCGGCGGCCATGAACGACCTCACCCAGGCCATCGCCAACACCCCCTGGACGCTGCAGACCCCACGGCTCGCGCGCCGCGACTACGCCGGCTGGCTCGCCGGCTACGTCTCCGCCGTCCCCCGCCCGGCCGGCGGCGTCGGCCACTACCAGTGGTGGGTCGAGGACGCCGCCCGCGCCGTCGTCGCGTCCTCCGACATCGCCGAGCCGCTGACCGCCGGCGCCGCCATCGCCGATGCCGACGCCGCGCTGCTGGCCCTCGCCCGGCTCTACGCCAGGAGCGTCCGATGAACCTCCGGCCCATCACCGACGCCGACATCTACGGCGAGGTCATCCACCCGTGGGAAGACGCCCACCCCGAGCCCGGCCCCGACGAGGACAGCCTGCGCGCCTACTTCGCCGACGACCGGCGGCAGGACTGGCCGGCCCGGTGCGGCTGGCTCGCCGGCTACGGCGGTGTCGCCGCCGCCGTCCTGGTCGGCGCGGTCCTGGCCCTCTGGGTCGTGTGGGCGGTGACGCAGTGACCGCCCACACGCCCAACTGCTGGCGCTGGCACCACCAGTGCGGCGTCGCTCGCATCCACGACCTCGCCGCCGCGCTCACCGGAGCCCTCGGCGCCTTCAACCAAGTCGACACGGGCGACGACGGGGACGTGTTCACCGCCACCGTGCCCGCCGCCCAGCTGAACGTCTGGCATCTCGCCCTGGACCCGACCGGACTGGCCGACCTGGGCGTGGCCGGCGCGGACGTGACACCCGACCCGGCCGCGCCGGCCACCACCACCGACCCCTGACGTGGACAGCGGGCGCCCGTCTTCACCGGACGCCCGCCGAAGCAACGCCCTACGACCACCTTGAGGAGCAGGACGTGACTGACAAGCAGGATACCCAAACCGCCGGGTATCCACCCCCCACCGACCCGCGCACGGACGCCGAGCGCGCCCGCGACGCCTGGAACCTGCGCCACCCCATCGGCACCCCGGTCGTGGCCACCCTGCTCGACGGCACCGAGCTGAACACGGCCACCTACTCGCCCGCGCACCTGCTCGCCACCAGCGCCCGGGTGTTCGTGCACGGCGTCGTGGTCGCGCTGCCGCTCGCCCGCGTGCGGGCCGTCAGCGACGAGCCCGCGCTGGACGGTGCGGCGTGACCAGCACCGCCGTTCAGGTCGGCACCGTCGAGGTGCTCCGCTGGCGCATCTACCAGGCCCCCGACGGCGGCGACGTCGCGGTCGGCCCCGGCACATACCCGATCCTCCTGGAGGAAGACGGCACGGTCCGCTGGCTGATGCGCGGCCGCCCCAGCCGGCGGCACAGCGGCACGCTCGAACCCCTCGGGGACGGCATGTTCCTCGGCCGCCCAGCGTATGACGAGCCGCGAGGCGGCGAGATCGACGTGCCCGGCAAGCCGTTCACCCGCGCCGAATTCCGCGACTTCCTCACCATCGACCCGGTCGTCCGTGACGGCGACCCACAGCAGCGTCTCCGGGTGCGGATGGAGGCCGAGCTGTGATGCCCGAGATCCTCACCACCCTCGCGCTGCGCCCCGGCATGCGCGTCGTCGACCGCGACGACCGACAGCACACCGAACACGTCGTGGCCGGCGTCACCCACCCCGCCGTCGGCACCTGGGATGTCGCCTTCGCCGACACCACCGCACACGCGGTTGTCGGCGCCCGGCACACCTGGCTGGACGTGACCGCATGAAGTGGCCGGTCAACTTCGCGCTCGCATTGCTCGCCTGGGCAGTCGTTGCCGGCATCGCCTACGTGATCTACCTGGCGGTGACCCGATGATGTACACCCGCATCGTCCGCACGTTCCAGCCCCTGAGGCAACGGGCAACCCGCACCGGCAAATGTCTCGTCTGCGGCAAGCCGGCCATCCGTTCGATGACGTTCGAGCAGACGCTCAACCCGTGGAACAAGAACGCCGACGGCTCGATCAAGTCCGCCCGCGAGATCGGCCGCGAACTGCTGGCCGAGGCGACCGCCTGGTCGGCCGAGCCGCCGACGCACGTCAAGTGCGAGTCCACTGAGGACGGTGGCCGGTGACCGACACCCTGCGCGCGCTGTCCGCGGAGAACCACCGCATCCACGGCGTCGCCGACCAGCCACCAATGCCGGCCTACCGGTACCTGATCGGGGAGGTACGCGAACTCGGCGACGCGCTGCTCGACTGGGACAGCGCCGCACCCGAGTACCGCCCCGCCGTCGCTCACGCCGTCGCGGCCGAGGTCGCCGACTGCACGATCATCCTCGACCACATCCTGCGGATGGTCGGCGGCCCCACGCTGCTCGACGCCGTCCGGGACAAGGTCGCCGCTGACCGCGCCAAGCACCAGGCGGCGGTGACGCCGTGAGCGACCGCACCCCGCACCTGCTGGTCCCGCGCATCATCGACGGGCGGATCGACGCCGACCTGCACTGCCCCCACGACCACACCGACCTCACCGGCCGGAACTGGGACGACCTCCCCGACTGCCGCCGCAACGCCGACGGCGACCGGCTCGACCGCTGCGCCGCCGTCGACTGGTGGGCCGAACTCGGCACCGAAGCCCTCCACCTGCCGGCCGGGGCCGACGGTGCCGTGACCGTCCTGCCGGTGCCCGTGTCGGTGCGGTGGGAGCCGTACGGCACCGGCCCGGAGGACGCCGAGTTCTACGTCGAGCCGATCCAGCCGTGCCCAATCTGCGGCGGGCCCTGCGGCGACCCGGACGGCTGCCTGACTACGCACCAGGCCGAGTGCGCCGCCCACGGGCTGCCCCTGCTCGACACCGGAGGCGCGTCGTGAGCACCGTCATCGGCTACGTCGTCGTCCTGCTCCCCAACGGCCACGGCGACGGCAGCATCGTCACCACCCTGTCCGCGGACCGGTCCGACGCCGAATTCGCCATCACCGCGTACAAAGCGGAGGTGCCCGCAGCGGTCCGGGCGGCCGAGCGACGGCCGGTCGTGGCCACCGTCACCGTGGACGACCCGGCGGTGACCACATGAGCCCGCAACGGGTCCAGCGCCGGCGCACCCTTGGCTGGCGGATGCCTGAGGGTGCCGTGTACGTCGGGCGGCCCAGTCAGTGGGGCAACCCGTTCAGGCCGATCAGCGGTGACCATGCCGAGGCCGCCAAGGCGTTCGACACAGAACTGCGCGACTGCATCACCGCGCCGTACGCCGCATCGCACGCACTGCAAATCCGGATGATCGCCGAGCACATCCACGAGCTGGCCGGCAAGGACCTCGTCTGCTGGTGCCCCCTGGACCAGTCGTGCCACGCAGACACCCTGCTTTCTCTGGCTAACGCCACCCAGGCGGTGACCGGATGAGCGCCGCCAAGGCCCAGCCCACCACGGCCCCCACCGACCCGATCGCCCTCGCCGCCGCCGACCTGCGCGCCGCCACAGCCGAGGTCCGCGACAAGGCCGTCGAACTCGGCCAGGAACTCGTCGCGGTGCACCTGGAACGCCGCGCCTACGCCGAGGTCGTCGCAGAGCGGGACCGGCTCATCGGCGAGATCCACCAGCACCAGCAGGCGTTGATGGTCGCCCTGGTCCGGCTGTCCCGGACCGGCGGCCCGCAGCACGCCGCAACCAGCGAGGAGACACCCGATGTCCACTGACAACTCCACCGCGGCCTGCGTTGCCATCGCCTCCAGCGAACTCCGTCGGGTCCTCCGCGACACCTTGCCGTTCGTCGGCCATGACGACCCGCTCAACGTTGTCTGCCTCGAAGCGGTCGGCGATGTCCTCACCTCCACCGCCACCGACCGGTACACCCTCGCCCACGCCCGCGCCGAATGCGACGGCGAGTTCGACCGGCGGATCGTCATCAACAGCAAGCACGCCGCCATCATCAAGCGCCTGCTGCCCCGCGCGACGCCCTACACGGCTACCGAGAAGACCTCGCTGATCGACGACGGCACGGCCCTGACAGTCCGCATCGCCGTCGGCTCGGTGGGCGAGGTGAGCATGCGCTTCGCCACCTCCGCCATCACGTTCCCTGACTACCCGTCGATCCTGACCAAGGTCGCGGACGGCTCGACTGGTCGGCCGTTCGGCCTCACCCCGGCGTTCCTGGCCCGCTTCGCCAAGATCGCGGACCGCAGCGGTGTGCCCCTGCGGTTCTTCGTCCACAACTCGCTCTCGCGAATCTTCGTCGAGGTGGGGGGCGACTTCATCGGCGTGATCATGCCGGTGAAGCTCGGTGACGACCCGACAGAGCCGACCGTCATCATCGGCCACCCCGCACCCGCCGCCCGCACCGCACAGTCCACTGAGGACGGTGAGCAGGCATGACCATCGCCTACCCCGGTAACGTCGCCGTCGCCGGCTACCAGCCGCCACCGCTGGACGACCGGCGCACCGCGCTGCTCCGCCTCGCCGAAACCCGCGACTGGCTCACCGGCCGCGAAGTCGGCGCCGCCCTGCACCGGCTCACCCCCGGCCTCGGCGCCGACTACCCGACCCGCCGCGACTGGTGGCGCCGGTTCGTCGACGCGGCCGACACCGCCGCCTACATCCGCGAGCGGGCCGCGAACGCCTGGACCGCGATGGCCGTCCTTGACGAACTCGGCGAGGACTACGGCCGCGACCCGCACGGTGCGGCGATGAAGCGGGCCGAGGAATGGGACCAGGTCATCGACCGGCTCGTGGAGGAGGCGCAGTGACCGCGCTCGCCGAGCCGCTGGCCGTCACCGAACCCGGCGTGTACGACGGGATGCCGGTCGAGGCGTACCTCGCCGACCCCGTGCCCGGCGGCTCCCTGTCCGCGTCCGGCGCGAAGCTGCTCCTCCCGCCGTCCTGCCCCGCCAAGTACCGCTGGTACGCCGACCACGGACGTCCCAACAAGGACGAGTTCGACTTCGGCCACGCCGCACACAAGGAGGTCCTCGGCGACGGCGCACCCGTCGAGGTCATCGACGCCGCGGACTGGCGCACCAAGGCGGCCCGCGAAGCCAAGGAGAAGGCGTACGCCAACGGCCGGATCCCGCTGCTGCCCCAGGACTGGGCGACCGTGCAGGCGATGGCCGCCGCGCTCCGGCAGCACCCGGTCGCGGCTGCGCTGTTCGCCCCCGGCTCCGGCCGGCCCGAGCAGACCCTCATCTGGCGCGACGAGGAGACCGGGGTCATGCTCCGGTCCCGCGTCGACTGGCTCCGCAACCGCGGCGGCAGCCGGCTGATCATCCCGGACTACAAGTCGTGCAACTCCGCGGACCCGACCTCCGCCGCGAAAGCCCTGCACGACTTCGGCTACTACCGGCAGGCCCCCTGGTACTGCGCCGGCGCGACCGCGCTCGGCCTCGACGACGAACCCGCCTTCCTGCTGGTCATGCAGGAGAAGACACCGCCGTACCTGATCGGCGTGTACCAGCCCGACCCGTTCGCCATGCAGGCCGGCCACCGGCTCAACCGCAAGGCCATCCACGTCTACCGGGACTGCGTCCGCGACAACCGCTGGCCCGCCTACTCCGACGACGTCGAGGCCCTCGCGCTGCCCGGCTGGGCCGAGTACCAGCACAACGCCGCGGTCGAACGCGGCGACTACGACACCAGCGAGGACGCGACATGACCGACATCGAACGCATCGAGGCGAACGCCCCGCTGGTCGAGTACGCCAACGGCGCCCGGCCCATGTCGCTGGTCGCCTGGGCCGAGGAAGCCCGCCAAGCCGCCCAGATCGCCATGTCCCTCGCCAAGACGTCCTTTGTCCCCGCGTCCCTGCGGAATAAGCCGGAGGACATCACCGCCGCGATCCTCGCCGGCCAGGAGCTCGGCCTGCGGCCGATGGCATCCCTCCGCTCGATGGACGTCATTCAGGGCACGCCCGCGCTCCGCGCGCACGCCATGCGCGGCCTCGTCCAGTCCAAGGGCCACAGCGTGCAACTGGTCGAGTCGACCCGGACCGTGTGCCGCATGCGTGGCCGGCGCCGCGGCGAGGAGGAGTGGCAGAACGTCGAGTGGACGATCGAGCGCGCCGCCGAACTCGGCCTGACCGGAAAGGCCGAGTGGAAGAAGCAGCCCAAGACGATGCTGGTCGCCCGCGCGACCGGCGAGGTCTGCCGGCTCATCGCCGCCGACGTGCTGCACGCAATGCCCTACGCCGCCGAGGAACTCGACGGGTTCACCACCCGAGCCCCGAAGCAGGACAGGACCGTCGGCACGGTCACGGCGGCCGAAATCCTCGGCCCGCCGCCCAGCGCACCGGACGCCCCGGCCGACGCCGAGGAACCGAACGGTCCCGTCGCGCCGACGGCGGAGGACATCGCCGCGATGAACGCCGAAGCCGGTGAGTCGTGAAGCGCACGCCTCTACCGGCCCGCACCGTGGCCCTTACCCGCCGGCCCATGCCGCGCCGGGTGGCCGGCCTGCCACCCCGGCGCCACCAACACGGCGCCACCGGCCACCCGGTCAAGCGCACGGGCCGCGACGAATGGGAAGCCCTGCGCGACCTCACCTGGGCCCGCTGCGGCGGCTGGTGCGAAAAGTGCGGAGCCAAACTCAACCCCGCCTGGTGGGAGTTCTCCCACCGCCTGTTCGTCTCCCAAGGCGGCCCCGACGACATCCGCAACGGCTGCGCCCTGCACCCCCTGTCCTGCCACCGCGAAGGACCCCACTCGGTCCACAAGGCACCTGTGCAGGCATGGCGGGACGGCTTCATCGTCCGCTCCGGCGAGGACTTTCGCACCCGGCCAGTCCTGCTCCACGGCACCCGGTGGGTCCTTCTCGGCGCGGACGGCACCTACCAGGAGGTGGCGGCGTGACCGGCTCACCGCAGCAGGTGGACGCGAGCACACGGCGACACGAGCTGAAGACCTGGCCGCCGTACTGGCAGCACATCGACGACGGCACGAAACCGTTCGAGCTCCGCCGCAATGACCGCGACTTCAAGGTCGGCGACGTCCTGTGGCTCCGCGAGTTCAACCCGTCCGGCTACGGCTACTTCACCGGCCGGTCCTGCTGGCGTCGCGTCACATACGTGCTGGACCCGGAGCAGTTCATCGCCGTGCCGGACTGGGTCATCCTCGGTCTCGCGCCGATCCCGCCGCAGGAGATCGCATGGTGACCCCCGGCGCCGAGTTCGCCGGGATCGTCGCGGACGCGGACCCGGTCCTCAGCGGCCACGAGCGGCGCGTCCTGCGCGTGCTCGCCGCGGTGTCGGCCGACCGCCTCCTCACCCTCGACGGCCTCTCCGAACTCGTCTACCCCGGCGACAGCCACGCACGCCGCTACGTGTTCGCAGCGGTGGCCTCCCTTGAAGACATCGGCTACCTCACGAGAGGCAAGATCCGGTGACCGACATCGAACTGTGCGCGTGCGGCGCGCTGCTCGCCGAAGTCACCTTCGCCCATGCGCTGTCGTGCGGGGACGACGCCCCCGTGACCGAGGAATGGGCCGCCGTGCTGGGCGAGAACGTCGCTCGTCGCATGGCCGGCGAGCGTCCGCTGCTCGACTACCCCGAGGGCGGTGTCCGTCCATGACCGCCGCCCCCAGGACCGCCGCCGGCCGCCGCGCGGCGGTGGAAGGCCCGGGCCGCGTGCCAACCCCCGGCGCGGCCCGGGCCACCCTCGCCCAGCACATCACCGAAGACGACCTCCTCGGCAACGTCATCCACGCCGCCCGCATCCACGGCTTCCTCGTCCACCACTGCCGGGCCGCCCGCACCGCCGACGGCTGGCGCACCCCCGTGCAGGGCAACCGCGGCTTCCCCGACCTCGTCCTGGCCAAGCCCGGCCGGCTCATCCTTGCCGAGTTGAAGGCGCAGCGCGGCCGACTGTCCGCCGAGCAGGTCGTGTGGCGCGGCGTCCTCGAACTGGGACCGGCCGAAGTGTACGAGTGGCGGCCGGCTGACTGGCTGTCCGGGGAGATTCAGGCCGTGCTCGCCCGGCCGACGGAGGTGGCCCGGTGACCGCCACTGCCCCCCGGCCCGCCGAAGGGGAAGCGGCGGGCCGGGACCACACCGAGCACGGCGTGCTGCTGTGGTCCGGCCTGGTATGCCCGGCCGCGTCCGAGGCCATCGCGTTCGAGCAGGCCGAACGGCTCGGCGGCGTCGCCTGCCGGATCGGCAGGCCGGCATGACCGCCCCACACCCGGCAGACCCGCGACCCGACCAGTACGTGCTGTGGGGACGGCTCCGGCTCGCCCTGTCGATCCTGTCCCACCGGCCCTGGTGCCCCGCCTGCGGCCGGCACGCACAGCAGATCGAGCAGGCGCTGAACGGGAAGTCCATCGAAGCGATCGCACGGACGGAGGGCTAGTGGCGCGGATCAGGCAGGTGAAACCGGAGCTTCGCATCAGCCGCACCGTCGGCGAATGGCCGCGGGAAGTGCGGTACGGCTGGGTGTTGCTCTGGGGTTACCTCGACGACTACGGCCGCGGCGTGGACGACCTACGCACGCTGAAGGCGGACCTGTTTCCGCTCGACGAGGACGTCACGTCGAAGAAGCTCGACAGCTGGCTCAGCCTGATGACCCAGCGAACGAAGTGGACGCCGCCGGATCACGACCCGCCGCTGTGCCGCTACGAGGTCGGCGGGATCAGCTATCTGCACGCCGTCTACTGGACCGCGCACCAGAAGGTGGCCCATCCGACCCGCTCGCCGATCCCGCCGTGCCCGATCCACAACGACGACGGGTCAAGGCGGGAGTCATTCACGAGCGATTCCGGAATCGCGCAGGAGACGGACGGGAGCGACTCCGGTTCCGGAACCGATCCGGTCCCGAGCAGGAACGGAACGGCTCCCGACTCATTCACTCCCTCGCGTACGCCCGCGGATCTAGGGATCAAGGGATCTAGGGATCTAGGGAACGCGCGCGGCGCGCGCCAGACACGAATCCCCGAGAACTTCGCCCTCGCCGAGGCTCGAGCGCAGTACGCGGCGGACCACGGGATGACCCGGGATGTCGCTCACCGGGAGTTCGCCAAGTTCGTCACCTGGCACACCTCCAAGGGCTCGAAACACGTCGACTGGGACCGCGCCTGGCTGACCTGGGTGCTGCGCTGGGCGGAGAACACCCCGAAGCGGGCCGTCGAACCGCATCCCGACCTGCCGGAGGGCTGGGCATGAGCAACCCGATACCCGCGTCCCTGACCGCCGAGCAGTCCGTTCTCGGGTCGGTCCTGCAGGCGCCCGACCTGGCCAAAGCCGTGTTCGACGTGGCCCGGCCGGAGATGTTCTGGGAGCCGCGGCACGCCACCCTCGCCGCCGTCCTCGCGGCCATGCATGACGCCGGCGTGCCGATCGACCCGCAGACCGTGCTGGCCAGGCTGATGGCGTCCGGCGACATCCGGCGGGTCGACGGCCCGTACCTGATCACGCTCATGGAACGGGCCTGGTCCCCAGACAACGCGCTGACCTACGCCGAGGAGATCCGGGAGTGCTACCGCCGGCGCATGATCGGCGTCGCGGCTGAGCGGATCACGCAGCAGATCGGCAACCCGGAGGTCGAGACCGACACGCTGGTCGTCGAGCTGGCCGGCGTCGTCGACACCGCGCAGGACCTCGCAGCCCCGCGTACCCCGGTCGCTCCGGCCACTCTGGACGACCTGCTCGCGGGCAGCGACCAGCAGGACTGGCTCGTGCCGGGCCTGGTCGCCCGCCGTGAGCGGATCATCCTCACCGGCTTCGAGGGGCTGGGGAAGTCCGAGCTCGCCGCGCAGGTCGCCTGCTGCTCCGCGGCCGGCGTGCACGCTTTCACGGGCCAACCCGTAGACCCGATCCGGGTGCTGGTGGTGGACCTGGAGAACGGCGCGTTCCAGATGCGGTCCCGGTACCGGCGCATCGACGCCGTGGTGACCGCGATCGGCGGCGCCTGGGACCACTCCCGGCTGATGGTGGAGATCCGCGAGGAGGGCCTGGACCTGCGCCACGGCGACGACGTGGCCTGGCTGGACCGGCTGCTGACCGCCGGCCGGCCGGACCTGGTGTGCATCGGCCCGCTGTACAAGATGCACCGCGACCGGATGGAGGACGAGCAGGCCGCCCGGCTGCTCGCGCACACCCTGGACACGATGCGGGTGCGGCACAACTGCGCACTGCTGATCGAGGCGCACGCCGGCCACGCCGAGGAGATGGGCGGCCGGCGGAAGGTCCGCCCCCGCGGCTCGTCACTGTTCCTGGGTTGGCCGAACGTCGGCATCGGGCTCCGTCCGCACCAGGACGCGGTGGACATGGAGCACCCGAACCTGATCGAGGTGAAGCACTGGCGGGGCGCCCGCGAGGTGCGGGAGTGGCCGAAGGTGCTGGCCCGGTCTGCGGACGGCAGGTACGGCCTGCCGTGGACCCCGTACACGCCGACGGCCGCGGACAAGGCCGCGGCGCGTCTGCGGCGGGCCGAGTTGGAGCAGGGCGGCGCGGCATGATCCGGCTTCCCGGTGACCCGGACAGGAGCCGGACGTGAACGGACTGAGCCTCTTCTCGTCCATCGGCGGCCTCGACCTCGGCCTGGAACGCGCCGGCGTCGCCGTGGTCGGCCAGGTGGAGCTCGACCTGTGGCGGCGGCAGGTGCTCGCCCGACACTGGCCGGACGTGCCGCGCCACGACGACGTACGCACCGCCGCCGACTGGTGGCTCGACGGGGAGGACCGCCCACATGTCGATCTCGTCTTCGGAGGCTTCCCCTGTCAGCCGTTCAGCCTCACCGGACTGCGGCTCGGAGTCGCCGACGAGCGGTGGATGTGGCCGGCGATGGCAGCCGTCATTCGCCTGGTTCGACCCCGCTACGTCCTGCTGGAGAACGTCCCAGCTCTCCTTGCTTGCCCCGGAGTCGACGCCTGGGGATGGGTCCTCTCCGACCTGGCCGACCTCGGCTTCGATGCGGAGTGGTCAGTGTTTTCCGCGTGCGCCGTGGGTGCACCACATCCACGCCGCCGGCTGTTCGCGCTGGCCTACCCCGCTGGCCAAGGACGGCCGCCGCGGTGGCCTGAGCGACGAGGCCCGGGGGCGTCGCGCGGCCAACACGAAGACGGGGCTGAGCCTGCCGGAGGTTCTTGGTGGGCCGTCGAACCCGGAGTGGGTCGAGTGGCTTATGGGGTTCCCGGCCGGGTGGACCGATGTGGAGCGCTCGGGGACGCTGTAGTGCCGCAGGTCGCGGAGCACGTCGGCCGGCTGCTGCTCGACTTCGACCGGAGGTGGGCCGCATGACCGGCCCCATCGGCTGCGCGTACGACTGCGACGGCACCGACCTCGACTGCCCGCACCCCACGCTTCTCGACGTCGAGCCGGCCGAGCCGGTGGACGACCCAGGATTCGTGGCCCGGCAGACCCTGCCGCCGGGGAACGCGTGGGGTGGCACGGCGGCGCAGCAGGCGCACATGGAGGGGTCGTGTGTGCCGGCGGGGTGCCGGTACTGCGCGGCGGCAGAAGCGACCAAGACGACGACGGGGAGCGGACATGAGTGAGCACTACGAGCACGAGATCGCCCGGGAGGTGGCCCGCCGGACCGCGGACCGGCCCGACTTCAGCGACTGGCACCAGCGGCTCGTCGACACCCGCGACCTGCCGGGCGTCCACCAGGTGACGATCACGGTGAAGGAGCTGCGGGAGCTGATCTTCGGCTGGCGGGACGACATCGCCTTCGCCGAACGGATGGCGCAGTGGGCGACCGACAACGCCGAACGGGCCCGACGGCAGGGGCAGTCCCTAGCGGCGGTACGCGTCGACTTCGACCGCACCAAGGGCCGGCTGTACGACCGGATCGAAGAGCTCGAGCAGCAGTTGGCCGCCCACCCACTGGCAGGCCCGGCATGACCCGGCCGGTGCTGCTGCCGGTGGGCCGCGAACCGCTGCGGCACGGCTACCGGGTCGACGACGTGCACCGCCTCGCGGTGCGGGCGGCGGCCAGCCGGTTCGTGCCGCGGACGCTGCCGCACGACGAACGGGTCGACGCGGCCTGGTACGCCATCGTCGAGCACCTGTACGTCGCGGCGGACTGCCCGTCCCCGACCCACCTGGGCTACGTGGGGCAGCAGGCGATCACGGAGGCGTCGAGGCTGGCGGACCGGCACGCCGGGGTGAACAGGGTCAGCCGCCGGCCGATGCCGCGCTGGGTCACGTACTGGACGCAGTGGCCGACGCCGAGCCACGAGGACGGGGTGGTGGAACGCCTGGCGCTGCTGCAGGTCCTCGCGCTGTTGCCGGCCGCGCAGCGGGAGGCGCTGGTGGCGTTGGCGATGGTGGGGGACCGGGCAGGGGCGGCGCGGGCGCTGGGCCTGACGGACGGCGGCTTGGACTCGCGGCTGCAGCGGGCCCGTGCGGTGGTGTACGCGGCGTGGTTCGAGGGTCAGACCCCGCCGGTCCGTCGCCGGGACCGCCGGGTCGGCTCGTACGGCCAGCGGGAGGCGGCATGACGGCGTGCGACTTCGACTGCTGGGAGCGGGGCCGCGACTGCGACCACGGCCCTGACATCCGACTGGACGAAGGCCCGGGCCTGGAATGGGACTGGCCGGAGCCGGATGAGGCGCCGCCGTCGCGGCGTGTGGTGTCGATCGAGACGACAGGAGACCGGCTGTGACGATGGAACAGGTTGCGACGAATGGGACTGTGCGCGCCGAGGTGCTCGGCGAGATGCAGGCGGAGGTCGTCGAGTACTGCATCTCGAAGGGCTGGTCCGGCCCCGGGTCGGCACCGGTGACGTTCGGGGACACGATGGCGCTGCTGCACTCCGAGATTTCCGAGGCGTTGGAAGCGTTCCGGGACCACGGCCTGCGGGACGCAACCGATGACCACTACGACCGGATGCACGGCCTGTGCATGCACGGCGAGCCGCGCGGCGACTGCGGCGTGCAGCCCGGCCCGCCGAAGCCGGAGGGCGTCGGGTCGGAGTTCGCGGACGTGCTGATCCGCCTGCTGGACGACTGCGCCCGGTGGGGGATCGACTTGGCCGCCGAGTTCGACCGGAAGATGGCCTACAACCGGACTCGGGCGTACCAGCACGGCGGGCGGGCGCTGTGACGCCCCAGTCCACCCCCACGCCCCCAGCCGCCCCTTCCCCGGGTGTCGGCACCCCGGGAACGGCAGAGACCGGTACAGGGCCGCGCGAGCCGTTCGTCTCGGTCGGCGACGACGGCAGCACCGGATGGGAGTGGGACTGCGGCGACCTGTACGTCTACGTGACCCGCTACCCAGACGGGCGGATGGAACTGTTGGTCCGCGCCGGCTGGGGTGAGGTTCGCACCGAAGTCGAACACTCGTGGCCGTCAAGCGAACGCGATGGCGTTCACGCCCCGCGTCAGGGCCGTGCGATGACTGACTCGACCAACTACACCGACACCGGGTATCGGCAGCCGAACACGTGCCCGCCGCCGATCAGGTACGAGCCGGGTATCAGGCCGACTCCGCCGCTGGCGACGCAGCCGGACACGGAGATCACCCTGCTCCGGGGGATGCTCGCAGACCGCGAGGCGAAGTGGGCGGCGGAGATCGAGCGGCTGCGGGTCAGGATCGGCGCGCTGGAGGGCGAGAACGCCGCCCTGTCCGCCGCGCTGACGAAGCGGACGCATGAGTTCGAGCAGGGACCGGCCGATGACCCTCTGATCGTCTGCCGGTACGGGCGCTGCACTGAGGACTCCGCCCATCCCGTCCATCGCACCCCGGCCAGGATGCGGGCAGAACTGGAGGAGCGGTGACCACCACAGAGCCGCGCGATGTCCCACCCGCCGCCCTGTCCGCCGCGCTCGACGCCTGGCAGGCCGCCTGCATGGCCAACGCCACCAACGAGGACGCCATGCGGCACACCCTCGCCGCCGCCTTCCGCGCCGTCCGGGAACCGCAGCCGCGCAGGACGCTGAGCGAGACGGTCGATCTGCTCCGGGACCGCCTGGCTGAGCAGCGAGAGGCGGAACGAGGCGAGCAGCGGCCCGGAGCGGTGACCGACCTGGACCGCGACTACGAGCGCATCTACGCCGAAGAGGGCGCCCGGCTCGCGGCCACCGAACTGATCGCCGGGGCGCTCGCGCAGACCGGCCTGACCACCCGCTACCTCGCCCACGCCCTCGACGTCCCGCACCGCCGGGTCATCCGCTGGATGCGCGGCCGGCCCCTGACCGTGGTCGACCTTGCCGCGGCGTTGGAGGCGCTGGGGTTCGAACTGGCCCTGGTCCGGCATCCGAAGCTGCCGCCGGACGACCCGCACCCCTTCTGACCTGCCCTGATCCTGCTCCGACCTGACCCTGGGGGGACGATGGAAGCCGCCGAGGTAAACGATCTAAACCGGGAGCCGCCGCGCTGCCGGAACGGCGCCTGCGCCCGCATGGGCACCGCCGGCCACCCCGGCCTGTGCGACCGGTGCGCGGACCGGCTCGAAGGTTGGCTGACCGACCTCCCCGACTACGTCCACACGCTCACCGAGCCGCTGGACATGCCCTGCTGCCCCGACCACGCCGCCCCGCCACCCCGCCGCGGCGCCCGCGGCGCGCTCGACCGCGACCTGCTATACGAGCCGAGCCACCCCAACCCGGCGCGGGCAGGCGACATCCCCGCCCCGGCAGCCGGCCAGCGGGTCGGCGGGTCGAGGGAGCGGCCCCTGCCGGGCGGGGCGGACCGGCTGTCCTGGCTCGGCCCCGCCAACCCCGGCGATCGGCTGGATTTGCCCGGCGACCCGAAGGAGCAGCGGATCCTCGCGAGCCTGCAGGTCGGTGACGTGCCGCTCACGGCCGCGCTGACCGGCTGGGCGCGGATGGCGGCCGAGGAGCTGGCCGTCCACGTCCCACCCCGCACGGTGGCTGACCTGGTCGGGTTCCTGCTCCGCTGGCACGCCGAGATCGTCAAGTGGCCCTGGTCGGACGACTACGCCCGGGAGGTCCACGGCCTGTGGGCGACCGCACGCCGGCTCACCGGCGATGCCGAGCACTGGGTACGGATCGGCGCCTGCATCGCCGTCCTCGACGACGGGCAGCCGTGCGGTGAGACCCTGTCGGCGCGCCCCGAGGCGAGGGTGATCCGGTGCCCGCAGTGCGGCGCAGACTGGGCGCGGGAGCTGTGGCTGCTGCTCGGCGCCGCGATCGAGGGGGTGGGTGCGTGAGTCAGCGACTCGGCGGCGACGGACCCTGCGCCGACTGCGGCGGGGACAACATCGTCTGGTTCACCGACAACGTGTTCTGGAACGAGGTCTGCCGCCGCGACCCTGACCAGCCTGAGCCGGTGCTGTGCGTCCACTGCTTCGTCCGTCGTACCGAAGATCTGGGCATCAGGCCGACCGGTTGGCGGCTGCTGCCAGAGTTCCCCTGGGTCGGAGCCCGCCCGTGAAGCCCACCGTCACCACTACCGAGGCCGCCCAGCTGCTCGGCAAGGATGCCCGCTCCTTCCACCGCTGGGCCACCACCACCCTCGACGTCCAGCCCCTCGGGCGTGAGCGGATCGGCCGGTCCTGGGTCACCATCTGGTCGATCGAGGCCATCCGCGCAGCCCAACAGCGGCGTTTCGCTGGACAGGCCATGATCGTGCGTGCTGAAATCACCAGCGTGGCGCACTGCGCCCGGAGGACACCGTGACCGACCTCAAGCCCGAGTACCGCGTCCGGCTCCTCGACCCGCTGCCCTGGCCGGTCCGTCTCAAGCTGGCGTGCCACCGCCGCATTGATCTCACCGCCTGCTGGCTTGTAGAGCGTGGTCACGAGGGTGCTGCGATACGGCTGTGGCGGACCTTCCGGATGTGGTGACAGCCCGCAGAACGCAGACGGACAGTGACCGGGTCTCCCGGATTCCCGGGCCGAGACCGGACGTCACCCTACGGAGGGTGACGTCATGGCGGCCAGGCGGCGGAAGCGCGCACCCACCAACGTCCTCTACCCCTGGGCACACCAGCAGGAGCGCCGCCGGCTCGAACCCACTGTCGCCGCAGGCACCGTCCGCTGCGCCCGTGACCACCTCGGCCAGTGCTACCGACCTTGCGCCACCTGCGGCCGGTACGGCGACGATCATGCCGGGGCAGGCCATCCCTACCGGCCCTCCCCGCTGATCCTCCCCGGCCAGCCCTGGGACCTCGGCCACCCCGACCACGACCGCACCCGCTGGTCCGGCCCCGAACACCGACGCTGCAACCGTGCCGCGGCCGCGCGGATCGGCAACCGAACCCGCGCCCAGGCTGCCCGGCGGAGCAAGCTTCCTCAATGGTGACCGGCCAAACCGGACATACCAGGGGGTAGGGGGCACCCCCGGCACGGGATCCGGCCAGGAGCAAGACCCTCGCAACCCCGCTCCTCTCTCCATGATCATCTGGGTAGCGCTACGTAACGCGGGAGGTCGCTGGTGGAGCGTGCCTGCGACGTGTGCGGTGAGCCGTATGAGGCGCTGCGGTCGACGAGCAGGGTGTGTTCGTCGCGGTGCCGGGTGCGGAAGACGCGGGCGAGGACGGCGGGCGTTCCAGCGCCCCAGCCCGCGCCGCTACCGGCCGCTGCCGGCCCGCCGGACGCGGAGGAGGGTCCGCTGCTGGCTGCGACCCGAGCCGAGCTGGACGCAGCGGGTCGGACAGGCACGGCGCTGGGACAAACGGCGCTGCTACTGGCCCGGCGGCTGGACGCAGCGGGCCGGGAACCAGGGATGGGCATGGCAGCGCTGGCTCGGCAGTACGAGGCGACGCTGGCGGCGGCGGTGAAGGGCGCTGCGCGGGCGGCGGATCCGGTGGACGAGCTGCGGGAGCGGCGTGACCGCCGGCGTGCTGGTTGAGCCGGCGTACCTGTGGCATCCGCCGTACTCCTCGACGCTGGGCGGGGAGGTCGCGGACCTGTGCTCGTTGGCGGGGTTCGACCCGGACCCGGAGCAGCGGCTGGCGCTGGACCTGACGTTCGCGGTCCGAGCGGATGGTAGGTCGGCGGCGTTCGAGGTCGCGGTGATCTGCTCGCGGCAGAACCTGAAGACGGGGTTCTTGAAGCAGTGCGCGCTCGGGTGGCTGTTCCTCACCGACGAACGGCTGGTGGTGTGGTCGGCGCACGAGTTCCGCACCGCGCAGGAGGCGTTCAGGGACCTGTCGGAGTTGATCGAGGGCTGCCGGTGGCTGGAGTCCAGGGTCAAGGCAATTCACCGGGGCAACGGCGATGAGGCGATCGAACTGGTCGGGGACCGGCGGCTGATCTTCAAGGCGCGGACGAAGGGCGGCGGACGGGGCCTGTCCGGGCGGAAGGTGATCCTGGACGAGGCCATGTTCGTGCAGCCGGTCCACATGGGCGCATTGCTGCCGACGCTGTCGGCGCAGCCGGACCCGCAGGTGATCTACGCGGGGTCGGCGGGCCTGGCGGAGTCTGACGTGCTGCGCGGCGTCCGGGACCGGGGCCGGGCCGGCGGGGATCCGCGGCTGGCGTACATGGAGCACTGCGACGACCTGCCGGGTGGCTGCGCGACCGCGCAGTGCTCGCACGCTGTGGACACGGTCGGGTGCCGGTTGGACGACCGGGCCCGCTGGGGCCGATCGAACCCGGCGATGGGCCGTGTCAGGGCGAATGGCACCGGGATCTCGGAGGAGTACATCGCGGCGGAGCGGCGGGCGTTGACACCGGCCGAGTTCGCCAGGGAGCGGCTGGGCTGGTGGGACACGCCTGGCGGGCAGGCGCTGATTCAGCCGGCGACGTGGGCCGGGCGCGGTGGGGCGGAGGGCCGGCCGGACCCGCCGGTGGCGATTGGGATCGCTGGGTCTTGGCCAGACGCGGAGACCACGGCCATCGGCTTGGCCGGCCGGCGGGCGGGGGAACTGCTGGTGCAGGTGGTGGAGCAGCGGCCGGGAATCGGCTGGGTGGTGGACCGGGCGGTCGAGCTGAACGCACACCGGCCGTGCGCGTTCGTGGTCGCCCCGGACGGCCCGGCCGGGCAGGTCATCGTTGACCTGGAGGCGGCTGGCCTGGAGGTGTTGAAGCCGACGGCCCGGGAGCAGTGCCACGCCGCAGCGCAACTGCTGACGGGCGTGGTCGGCGAGTACGCCGACGTCCGGCACTACGGGCAGCCTGAGTTGGATGCGGCTGTCGCGGACGCCGGGAAGCACGTGATCGGCGACGCGTGGCGGTGGGACCGGCGCGGGTCGTCGGCTGCGCTGGAAGCCGTCACGTTGGCGGTGCACGGGTTCGCGGTGAAGGGCTGCGTGTCGACGACCCCGCTGGTCGTGTGGCAGTGACCGCCCGCCTGCTGGCCGCCCTGGGGGCCGCGGCGGTCGCGGTCGGCGCTGGTCTGGTGTACCTGCCGGCGGGGGTGATCGCAGCAGGGGTTGAGGCGCTCGCCGCGGCCTACGTCATCGGATACCTGGAGGCGCGTGGCGGTGCGAGCACTTGATGCGCTGATCCGCCGCGACCGCGCCCCGGCCGCCGAGACGGCCCGGTACCTGCCGCCGGCGTGGGCGTTCGATGAGTACGGCGACCCGGCCGCGCCGAGCTACTCGACGACGTGGGGATCGGAGCGGGCCGAGCCGATCGGGAACACGTTCGCCGACTACGCGTCGGCGGGCATGTCCGGGAACACGGTGATCGCCGCGGTGGAGCGGGTCCGGATGTCGGTGTTCTCCGAGGCCCGGTTCCAGTTCCAGCGGTTCTCGAAGGGCCGCCCGTCGGCCCTGTTCGGCCTGGCTGATTCGGGGCTGGGCCTGCTGGAGCGGCCGTGGGTGGGCGGCACCACGGGGGACCTCCTGACCCGGATGATCCTCGACGCGGACCTGGCCGGGAACTGGTTCGGGATCGTCGTCGGGACCGAGGTGGTGCGGCTGCGGCCGGACTGGACCGAGGTGGTCCTGGCGGAGCGGTACGACGACGCCGGGCAGCTGGTCGGGATGCGCCGGGTTGGCTACCTGTACTACCACGGCGGGAAGCTGACCGGGGTGTCACCGGCGGTGTTCCTGCCCGACGAGGTGGCGCATTTCGCGCCGCTGCCCGACCCGCTGGCCTCCTACCGGGGCATGTCGTGGCTGACGCCGGTGGTCCGCGAGGTGCAGGCGGACACGATGGCCACGAAGCACAAGCTGAAGTTCTTCGAGAACGCGGCCACGCCGAACCTGGCGGTGTCGCTGCCGAAGGAGATCGCGCCTGAGGTGTTCTCGGCGTTCGTGGCGAAGATGGACGCCACGCACCGGGGCGCGGACAACGCGTACAAGACGCTGTACACCGGCGGCGGCGCGGACGTGACGGTGATCGGCGCGGACATGCGCCAACTGGATTTCAAGTCGACGCAGGGCACGGGGGAGACGCGGATCTGCGCGGCCGGCGGCATCCACCCGGCGATCGTGGCCCTGTCCGAGGGCCTGCAGGGCGCGTCGCTGAACGCGGGGAACTTCGGGGCGGCGCGGCGGCTGGTCGCGGACGGCACGTTCCGGCCGCTGTGGCGCAACGCCGCCGGGTCGCTTGAGGTGCTGGTGCCGCCGCCGGGCGCGGACTCCCGACTCTGGTACGACGACCGGGACGTGGCGTTCCTGCGCGAGGACGCCCGGGACGCCGCGGAGATCACGCAGATCGAGGCCGCGACGATCGCCGAACTGGTCAAGGAAGGGTTCGAGCCGGACTCGGCGAAGGCCGCCGTCATCGGCCAGAACATGGACCTACTGACCCACTCCGGGCTGCTGTCGGTGCAGCTGCAGCCGCCGACAACCGGCCAGCCCACGGCCGCCGACCAACCGGCCCCCGGCCCGACGCCGGCACTCAACGGATCATCTGGAGGCTGACATGGGCGAGCCCGGCGACGCCGTGCAGCCGCTGTACGCCCGCTCGTGGGCGCTCGACGGAATCGAGATCCTGCGCGCCGGCAAGGGCGGCGACGGGCGGACGGTGGAGGCGTACGCGGCGGTGTTCGACGTACCCACGGAGATCACCGACAAGTACGGCCACTACATGGAGGTCATCGCCCGGACCGCGTTCAACCGCACCCTGTCCCACGGCATCGACCGGGTCGGCGTTTACTACCACCACGGCCTGACGATCCACGGCACCCCGTCGGACCTGGGATCGGTGCCGATCGGGTCGCCGGTGGACATCCGCGCCGACGCGAAAGGTCTGCGGACGGTGACCCGGCTCAACCGGTCCCCGCTGGCCGACTCGGTGCTGGAGGCGATCCGCGCCGGGGACATCCGCGGCTACTCGTTCCGCGGCGGGATCTTCCGCTCGAACCCGGCTCGGGTACCGAGGGCACGCATGGGGGCGGCGCTACCGACGGTGACCCGGACCGAACTCGGCCTGACCGAATACGGCCCGACCCCGACTCCCGCCTACGTGGGGGCCGGGATCGAGGCGCTCCGGTCGATGCTGCACGACGTTCTGACCCGCTCCACTCCCACCGGCGACGAACCCGACGGTGACGACCCGGAGCAGCCCGCCACTCCCGACCCGGGACCCGGCGCCGCGGACCCGCGCGACTCGCACTCCGCCCGGCAGATGAGCCTGCTCCGCCTACGGGCGGCCGTGCGAGACGAGGATCTGTGATGGCACGCAAGCAGTCGGAGGTACTCCGCGAAGAGATGGAGGCCATCCGCGCCGAGATCAAGGTGATCGAGGAGAACGACGAGGCCACCGAGGACGAAATCGAGCGGGCGAACGGCCTGCTGGTCGAGTTCCGGGAGAAGAAGGAAGCCCGGGACAAGGCGCTGAAGCGGGAAGCCGACGTCGAAGAGGTGCTCCGGGCGGCGCTGGACGACGGCAAGACCGAAGCCGAAGAGCCCGCGACCGTGTCGCGGTCACGCGGGCCGGAGGTCAAGCGGAACGTGGACCCGTTCGAGACGAAGGACGAACTCGTCCGGTCGCTGTGGAACCAGGGCCCGTTCAACCCGCAGGACACCATCTCCCGTGCGCTGGCCGCGGTGGAGCAGGCCCCGGAGCACCTGCGGGACGAGTCCCGGGAGCGGCTGGACCAGCTGCTGCGGCTGGACAACAAGCACGCCCCGATGATCGCCCGGCACGTGCTGCTGACCGGCTCCCCGGAGTACCACGAGGAGTTCCGGCAGTACGTCGCCTCCCGCGGCACGTACGTGGGTGAGGCGATGCGCGCCGCGATGTCGCTGACGGACGCGAACGGCGGGTACCTGGTGCCGTTCACGCTCGACCCGACCGTGATCCTCACGAACTCGGGCACCGCGAACCCGTTCCGCGCCATCTCCACCATCAAGACCATCACGACCGACACCTGGTCCGGGGTGACCTCGGCCGGCGTGAATGCGGAGTGGACCGCGGAGGGTGTGGAGGCCGCGGACGCCTCGCCGACATTCGTCCAGCCGACGATCACGCCGAAGAAGGCCGACGCGTGGGTGTTCGGCTCCTACGAGGTGCTCGCCGACTCCGGGTTCGCGTCCGAGCTCGGCCGGCTGCTGTCCGACGCGAAGGACCGGCTGGAAGCGGCGGCGTTCGCCACCGCGAACACCGGCGCGACGATCCCCCGCGGGGTCGTCGCCGCGGTCGCCGCGGTCACCGCGTCCATCGTCACCTCGGCCGCGACCAACGCGTTCGCGGTCGGTGACGTGTACAACACGTCCGACGCGCTCCGCCCCCGCGACGCCGCGCAGGCGTCCTGGGTCGCCAACAAGAAAATCTTCTCGCTGACCCGGAGGTTCGACACGTCCGGCGGCTCGTCGTTCTGGGCGAACCTCGGCATGGGCGTCCCGAACGCGCTACTGGGCCAGCCGATCTACGAGGCGTCGTCGATGACGTCGGTCGTGTCGACCGGCGCCAACGTGCTGCTGGCCGGCAACTTCGCCGAGTACTACATCGTGGACCGGGTCGGCATGTCGGTGATCTACGACCCGATCGTGAAGTCGACCGGCAACGGCCGGCCGACCGGTCAGGCCGGCTGGTACGCGTTCTGGCGGGTCGGCGCGGACGTGGTCGACGCCTCGGCGTTCCGGCTGCTGCAGCTGAACCAGGTCGCCGCGGCGACCGCGCTGGCGTAGGAGGGCTCATGTCGGAGATGGCTGGCGCCGACGCGGCGCCGCAGGCCGAGCAGGCACCGCCGTCGCCGCCGGGTGTGATGGCGTCGCCGTCATCGGACGCGGACACGATCGGTCAGGCGTGCGCGCAGGCGACTGCCGCCGCGGCGGCCCGAACGCGGTCGACGATGCGGCAGATGGGACACGCCCTCGGCGGCGACTGACCCGCGTTCGGAATCACATCAACGCCCTCGGTGGCGCACCGAGGGAAGGACGGCCCCAGGACCTCCCGGACCTGGGGCCGTCCGCAACCCGGGAGAAGAGACCCACATGACGGGAACCGAGAGATGAGTCGCCCGACGGCCGAGAAGGTCGTCGTCGCCTACCTGCACCCCGGCCTGGTCCACGCCGCGTTCATGGAGTGCGTCGTGGACCTGATCGTGTACGACACGGCGTTCCACCGGCGGATCGTGCAGGGCGGCGGCCGGCTCGCCACCCAGGCCGGGGCGAACCTGTCCGGGCCCCGGAACTCGCTGGTGCAGCGGTTCCTGGAGTACGGCCAGGCGGACTGGCTGTGGATGGTGGACACGGACATGACGTTCCGCCCGGACATCATCGAGCGCCTGCTCGATCACGCCGATCCGGAGACCGCCCCGGTCGTCGGCGGCCTGTGCTTCGGGTTCGACGACAAGGGCGAGATCCAGCCGACCCTGTTCGGGCTGGTCGGCGACGAGCAGCACCCGCAGGTCATCCGCTACCACGAGTGGCCGCCGGACGCGATGTTCCAGGTCGCGGCGACTGGCGCGGCCTGCCTGCTGATCCACAAGTCGGCGTTGGAACGGATCCGGGACTTCGAGATGCCCGACGGTCGGGTCGGGTTCAACCGGGCATTCCCCTGGTTCCAGGAGTTGGAGCACGACGGCCGGCCGGTGTCGGAGGACATCGCGTTCTGCTGGCGCGCCGGCCTGGCCCGGGTGCCGATCTTCGTGAACACCGCGGTGACGCTCGGGCACATCAAGGATCAGGAGTTGACGGTGGACCGGTACCTGGCACAACGCGGCCTGTTCACCGACGCCGTCGAGCAGCGGGAGGTGTCCGCGTGAGCGGCAAGGTGCGGGCCACGTTCTCCGGGTTCGTCGGCCACCAAGGCGTGCCGGTCTATATCCATGAGGGTGAGGAGCGGCCCGACGACGACGAGTTGGCGAAGGCGTTCCCGCAGCATTTCGTGCCGATCGCGCCGGTGACCGACCAGCCCCGCGGCCGGGGCCGGCGTCCCGCTGATGGCTGACCTGGTAGTCGTCGTCCCGTCCCGTGGCCGCCCGGCCGCCGCGCGGGCCCTGGCCGAGACGTTCGCGGGCACGTGCACGGCGAACACCTGGCTGCTGATCGCCGTCGACATGGACGACCCGGCGCACGGCGACTACATCGCCGCTGCCGACCTGGACGTGCCACCAGGCCGGGCCGCGTACGTCCTGGGCCAGGACACGCACACGATGGTCGAGGCGCTGAACCAGGCGGCAGCGGTCGCGGTCGAGAGCGGGGCGTTCGCGGTCGGGTTCATGGGTGACGACCACCGCCCCCGCACCGTCGGCTGGGACCAGGCCTACTTGGACGCGCTGCACGACCTCGGCACCGGGATCGTGTACGGCAACGACCTGCTGCAGCGGGAGCAGTTGGCGACGCAGTGCGCCATGACCGCGGACCTCGTCCGGGCGCTGGGATACATGGCCCCGCCCGAGCTGACGCACCTGTACGTGGACAACTTCTGGATGACCCTCGGCCGGTCCCTCGGCCGGCTGCGGTACCTGCCGCAGGTGGTGGTCGAGCACTGCCACCCGTTCGCCGGCACCGGCACCTGGGACGCCGGCTACCAGCGGGTCAACGACCCGGCCATGTACGGCAAGGACATGGCCGCGTTCGAGCGGTACGTCGCGGAACGCTTCGCCGCCGACCTGGCGAAAGCGCGGGCGCTGCTTCCGGTGCCGGCGTGACCCGGCAGCGTCTGCGGCCGGCGCACGGCGAGGCCGAACTGGCCCGGCTGTACGCGGTGCCGCACGACCACACCAAGTGGCTCGACCACGAGGCGCGGGTCGCTGTGACCCTGGCGGTCGCCAGGACCATGACCGCCCCGGTCCGGCGCGCGGCGGACCTGTCCTGCGGCGACGGGGCGATACTGCGCGGCATCCGCGCCGGCACGAGGGTTTTCGGCGACCTGGCCCCGGCCTACGAGGTGTGTGGGCCGCTGGAGGAGACGCTGACCGGGCTGGACCCGGTGGACCTGTACGTGTGCTGCGAGACGCTGGAGCACCTCGACGACCCGGACAGCGTCCTCAAGCAGATCCGGGCCGTGACGAGCCTGCTGGTCCTGTCGACCCCGGTCGACGCCTGGCAGGACCCGAACGTCGAGCACTACTGGGCGTGGGACCGGGCCGGCGTGGAGGGCATGCTGCGGCAGGCCGGGTTCACCCCGGCCGTGTACACGGCCCTGGACCTGCGGCCGGTCGGCGGTGTCGGGTCGTACTGCTTCGGCATCTGGCTGTGCCGCTGATGGAGCACCGGCTGTTTGACGGCGACGTGCCGCACGTGTCGACCGCCGCGTTCCACGAACACCGGGACCGGGCGCCGCACCTTGAGCAGCCGCTGCACCGCCGCCGGCTGGTATACGCGGCCTACCTGGTCGAGCAGGCCGCCGACGCGGCCGGCCGGCCGGTGACGGTGTCGGACCTGGGCTGCGGCGACGGCGGTCTGCTGTCCCTGCTGGGCAGGCTGCCCGCCGTGGAGCGGGCGTGGGGCTACGACTTCCAGCCGTCTAACGCGGCCGGCTGGGCCGAGCGGGGCGTCACGGCCGAGCGGGTGGACGTGTTCGGTGCGGATCGGGACGCCGTCAAGTTCGGGGACGTGACCGTGATGACCGAGGTGCTCGAGCACCTGGCCGACCCGCACGCCGCGGTCCGCTGGGTCGCCGGGCAGTCGCGGTGGCTGGTTGCGTCGTCGCCGTGGCCGGAGTCGCCGGCCGCGCACGACGAATGCCATGCGTGGGCGTGGGACCTGCCCGGGTACCGGGCGCTGGTCGAGCAGGGAGGCTGGCGGGTGCTGCGGCACGACCGGGTCGACGGCTATTTCCAGGCGCTGCTGGCCGGGCGTCCGTGAAGCGGGCGCTGGTGACCGGGTCGGCGGGGTTCGTCGGCCGGCACATGGTGTCCGCGCTGGAGTCGGCCGGCTGGGACGTGACCGGCATCGACCTGCGTCCCGGCGCGACCCGGACCGTGGACGCACGCCGGTGGCTGGACCCGGCGGCGGGCAACTGGTGGCCGTTCGATCTGGTGGTGCACGCCGCTGCTCATGTCGGCGGCCGGGCCGACATCGAAGGCAAACCGACGTTCCTCGGCGCGTACAACCTGCAGCTCGACGGTGCCCTGTTCGAGTGGGCGCTGCACGCCCGCCCGGCGCACCTGGTGTACCTGTCCTCGTCGGCGGTGTACCCGGTCGCGCTGCAGACCGACGGAGTGTCCAGATATCTGCGCGAGGCCGACGTCGACCTGGCCCGGCCGGAACTACCGGACGCGACCTACGGCTGGACGAAGCTCACCGGGGAGCGCCTGGCCGCCGAGGCGGCTGCCGAGGGGCTCACGGTGCACGTGGTACGGCCGTTCTCCGGCTACGGCACCGACCAGGACGACACGTACCCCTTCCCGGCGATCGTCGGCCGGGCGCGGCGCCGGGAAGATCCGCTGACGCTGTGGGGTGACGGCACGCAGGTCCGGGACTGGATCCACATCGACGACGTCGTGGCCGGGATCCTGGCCGTCGTCGAGCAGGACGTGACGGTGCCGGTGAACCTGTGCACGGGCAGGCCGACGCGGTTCGACGAACTCGCGCGGCTGGTCGCCGCCGCGGCCGGGTACTGGCCGGCTGTTGAGCACTTGACCGGCGCGCCGGCGGGTGTGAGTTACCGGGTCGGCGACCGGGCGCGGATGTGGGACGTGTACCAGCCGAAGGTGACGTTGGAGGAGGGCATCCGCCGTGCCCTCGACGGCTGACGTCACGGTCGTCACCCCCACGATCCCCGGCCGGGAACGGCAACTGGCGGACTGCCGGGCGTCGGTCGCCGCGCTCGGCCTGCCACATCTGGTCGCCCTGGATCGGGCTGGCGACGGCCCGGCGCCCACCCGGAACGGCCTACTGGGCCAGGTCCGGACCGGGTGGGCGCTGTTCCTCGACGACGACGACCTGCTGCTGCCGAACTACCTCGACGTCGTCACACCGCACCTGGCCGGCGCCGACGTGGTGTACACGTCGTGGGAGCTGCTCGGCGCGGAGGAGCCGGCGCCGCTGCCGGCGTTCGACGCGAACATGCTGGCCTGGCGGAACTTCATCCCGGTGACCGCCTGCGTCCGGACGGACCTGCTGCGCCGGGTCGGCGGGTTCCCGCTCGGCGAGCGGAACGAGGACTGGGCGCTGTGGAAACGGCTGCTGGCCGCCCGGGCCCGGTTCGTCTGCGTGCCGCAGGTGGCCTGGATATACCGGCGTGGTGCCGGCGGGCGGAACGAGGCCCCGCTGCTCCCGCAGGACTGACCCCTTCATGAGGAGGAACCGATGGCGCTGGTGACCAACGACAAGCCGGTGATGGACGGTGACCGGAAGATCCTGGACGCCGGGTCGAAGATCGACGACGCGCACCCGATCGTCCAGGCCCACCCGGACGTGTTCCGCCCGCTTGGCTTGGCCGTCGACGAGGGCACCGGCCGGACCAGTGCTGTGGCCGCGCAGCCGGACCTGCTGCACCCGGACGCGGGCGACAACGACGCCCGGTCCGGCGGCGGTGACGACCCGGTGTCGACGCCGATGGGCGGCCCGACCCCGCACCGGGTCCGCGACACCACAGCCACCAACCCGCCCGCCACGCCGGCGACCAGGCCCGCGCAGCCCAGCGAGTCGAAGACCGCGGGCAAGTAGGGGCATCGTGACGCTGCCTACGCCGGCCGACGGGGACGTGTGGGGTGCGCAGCTGAACGTGGCGATCACCGGCCTGGTCGGAGTGCGGGCGTTGAAGCCGGTCCGCGGTTCGACCGGGCCGGTGACGCTGACACCCTTCGCGGGCGGCACGTCCGGCACGTGGACGCTGTACCCGGCCGCGCTGCGGGTCACAGTGCCTGCCGCGGTCGGAGACGTGCTCGTCGTCTACCCGGCGATCATCGCGGACTCGACATCCGGCGCCGCCGAAGGCGACCTAGCCTCCGTCGTGTCCGGCGCCCCGGCCCGGTACTACTCGTCCGGCACCGCCGTGCAGGCCGCGAACGGCCACGGCGGCCTGTACCAGGACGGCGACTTCGGCATGGGTCAGCTGCCCGCCGTGACCTGGGTGGTGGCGTCAGCGGACCTATCCGGCGGGAACATCACGCTGTCGTTCATGTACCGCGACTCGGCCGGCCGGGCGTTCGGGCACACCGTCTATCCGTCCACTGTGGACGTGATCAACCTCGGTCCTGGCGGCTGATGCCCGGCTACGGCCTCGGCGGCTACGGCCTGGGCCAGTACGGCGTCGGCGAGGACACCGGCGAGCCGGTCGAGACCGTTGGCGTGCTCACAGCCACCAGCACCGCGGCCACCATCCAGGCACCGACCGCGCGGCCTGCGACCGCTCAGGTGCCGGCCTCAAGCAGGACAGGAGGGCCGACGTGAGCGACCTGTACGCGACCGGGCAGCCGATCCGCCTGTCCACCGTCGTCGAGGACATCAGCGGCACCGCGACGGATCCGACGACCCTCACCTTGTCCTGGCAATTGGCCGGCTCCGCCACGGTCACCACGAAGACGTGGCCGTCCCCGGCGGAGTTGACGAAGGACTCGACGGGGCACTTCCACTACGACCTACCCGGCACTCTGGCGGCCGGGCACTACCGGTACAAGTGGGTCAGCACCGGCACCGCGGCCGGCGTCGGGCCGAACCCAGGCCCCGGCGTGTTCGACGTGCAGGACCCGTTCGGCGACGGCCACGTCCGGCTGGTGTCTCTGGCGGACGCGAAGGCGTTCCTGCGGCTGTCGGGCACCGTCGACGACGCCCTGCTGGACCGGATCGTCGGCTGGGCCAGTGCGCGGATCATGCGGGAGGTCGTCGCGGTGCCGATCACCGTCACCGAGACGGTCACCGCCTGCGACGGCCGGCTGAACCTGTCCCGGGTGCCGGTCCGGTCCGTATCGGCCGTCACGCCGCTGGACACCTGGGCGCCCACCGTCACGGTCTCAGCCCTGGTCGTGGAGAACCCGCTGTACGGCATGGTGCGGCCGTCGACCGGGGTCCGGCCGTGCGGCACCTACACGGTCACCTACTCGGCGGGCTGGGACGAGATCCCGCCCGGCGTGGATGGCGCTGTGATGCAGCTGGTCCAGCACTGGTGGAACCTGTCCCAGGCCCACGGCTCCGCCACATACGGCGACGCCGGGTTCGTCCCGGACTTCGCGGAACTGCCGAACAGCGTCCGGAACATGCTCCGATCCGCCCCGACCCCGGTGCTGCTGGCGTGACCACACTGCAGGACTTCGCCGGGCAGTGCGCGGTGTTCGCCGTCGAACTGACGAAGGCGCAGAAGGCGGCGGCGGCGAAGGCCGCGCAGGGCCTCACCGACCGGGTCAACGCGAACACGCGGTCCGTGGCCGCGTCTGGCGTGCTGTCCGGGGTCGGGAAACGCGGCGCGAAGGTGGGCGCCAAGACCGAGCCGCTGCGGATCGGGTCGGCGATCGTGAAGGCCACCGGCCCGTACCAGCTGATCGAGCGGGACACGTCCGCGCACCGCGAGCCCCGCGCCGCCCGCCGCCGCGGCAGGGCCCTGCTGATCCCCGGCATCGGATACCGGCAGTCGGTGCACCACCCGGGGACGAAGGGCAAGCACCCGTTCGAGAAAGCCGTGAACCAGTACGGGCCGCAGGTTCCGCGGGTGTTCCAGGCCGAGGTGCGGTCGGCGATGGGCAGGTCGTTCCGGTGACCGCGCTCAAGGACGCCAGGGCGGACCTCGCCGCCAAGGTCACCGCGGCGGTGGCAGCGCTGGACGTCACCGTGCTGCCGTACGATCCGCCGACGATCGTCGGGAACACGGTCACGGTCTCCACGGCAGGCGTGAGCGCCACGGACTGGCGGCTGTTCGTCCGGGTGTACGTGGGCGCGGTGCAGTCACAGGCCGGGCAGGACCTGCTCGACGACGTCGTGGAGGCCGTCGAGACGGTGGGGGAATCACTCGGGTCGGGCGTGCCCAGGTCGGCATGGGAGTTCGCCTACGACGAGTCGAAGGGTGCCTTCGTCATGCTGACGACCGTCGACTACCCCCGCGAGGACTGGTGAGGTTCCTCGTCGTCCACCCCGGGCCGGCGTACTCGGTCGCCGACGTGCACGACGGCTGGGTGGACGCCCTGCGGGGGCTGGGCCAGCAGGTGTGGACGTACAACCTGGATGACCGGCTCGCGTTCTACTGCAACGCCCCGTCCGCGTCGGACTCGAACAGGGCGTTGCAGTAGAACGCGAGCCGGTCATCCAGGTTGTACGTCCACACCTGCTGGCCCAGCCCCCGCAGGGCGTCCACCCAGCCGTCGTGCACGTCGGCGACC